AACCCGCCCAAACACCTGATCCCCTGATCGTTAGAGAACTCAAACGCGCGGTAGAACGGGTGATCAAGCCACCTAGCTTGACGGCAGGCTGAAACCCGGCTATGATCCAATAGAACATCAGTTCTAAAGGCCGCCTGAGAAGGCACGGCGAGAGATTGGCGCCTCGCACCCGGGTAGGGACAGCAATATCCCCCCGCGGTGCGAGGCGTTCGGTTCTCAGACAGGCCGTGCGGGGTGGGCGGCGCAGGGCCGGGAAGGAGGCTGAAGGATGCAGGGTGACAGGCCAGATGGGATGTGGATCGGGCCAGACGGGGCAGGCCGGGCGGTGCGGTTCAAGGGCGGGCCGCTGTTTGACGCGCTGCACGGCATTGACACGGCGGGCAGCCGGGATCGCCACCTGTCCGCCGCGCCCGCCGACCTGGCGCGGGCGTACAGCAGCGCGGTATGGGCTTACCGCTGCATCAAGCTGCGGGCGGATGCCGTGGCCGGGGTGCCGCTGGCGCTGATCGATCGCAGCGGGGCGCGCATCAGCGAGCACCCGGTGCTGGCGCTGCTGCGCGACGTGAATCCGCACACCATGAACCTGAGCGATCTGCTCAGGGCGACCGAGGCAGCTTACAACATCTGGGGGGTGGCCTACTGGCTCAAGATCAGGCGTCCCGGCACGAGCCGGGTGCAGTGGCTGGCCTGGCTGAACCCGCAGACGGTGGAGGCCGTCAAAGACTCGGTGCGCGGCGTGACCGGCTACCGGCAGCAGGTGGGGCGTGAGGTGCGCGAGGTGGCCGCCGGGGATGTGATCGCCTTCCGGAACTTTGACCCGCTGGACGACCTGGGCGGGCTGTCGCCGCTGTCAGTCGCGCTGAGCGAGGTGAACGCCGAGTTGAACGCGGCGCGGTTTGTGGCAGCTTTCTTTGCCAACGATGCCCGCCCGGCGGGTCTGCTGACCACCGACCAGATGCTGCACGAGGCAGACATCGAGCGGGTGCAGACCTGGTGGGAGCGGCTGTTCGGCGGGGTGCGCAGCCGCTGGAAAACAGGCATCCTGGGCGGCGGGCTGAAGTGGCAGCAGATCACCTTCCCGCCTGCCGACCTGGCGCTGGGCGACCTGCGGGCAGAAGACCGGCGGGCCATCTGCGCGGTGTTCGGGGTGCCGCCGGGGCTGGCCGGGGCCTGGGAGTCGACCACCTACGCCACCGCCCGCGAGCAGAAGGCCAGCTTTTACGAGGATACGATCCTGCCGCAGCTCAATTACATCGCCGAGGCGCTCAACTGGTCGCTGCTGCCACATTACCCCGACCTGACGGCGCGCGGGGCGCGGCTGACCTGGGACGTGGACAGCATCGCCGCGCTGCGCGAGTCAGCCGGGGAGCGAGCCGGGCGGCTGGTGCGGCTGTTCGAGACCGGCATCCTCTCGCGCAACGAGGTCAGGAGCCAGCTGGGGCTGGCCCCCCTGCCGGATGACGGCTTCACGGGCGGCGATGCGCCTGCCAGCTCTCATGAGCCTGCGACGCCTGCCGGACCTCAGCCGCAGGATGCGGCGCGCTCCGTGCGCGGCGAGCTGGGACAGTGGCACCGCTTCGCCGTGAAGCGGGTGCGGGCCGGGAAGCCGCTGCGCGCGTTCCGTTCGGCGGCCATCCCGCCTGCGCTGCAGGCGCAGGTTGAGGCCGCGCTGGCGCAGGCCCGCACCGTCGAGGACGTGAGCGCCGTGTTCAGCGCGGCGCAGGCCAGCGCCGCCGCCGCTGTGGATCAAGGAGCCTGAGCCATGCCTGCCAGCGAGAGCATCACAGACAGCAGCCAGTGGGTGCTGGACGTGCTGGGCATCCCCTATGGCGGCCCGTTCGGCGGAAAGGATGCCCACGGCGAGTACTTCACGCCGGAGACCGATCTGTGGCTGGAGCGCATCCCGAAGCGCCCGGTGGTGTACTACCACGGCCTGGCTGATGGGGATGGCGTGCCGCAGGTGATCGGCGAGGAGCTGGGCTGGGAGCGCCGCGCAGAGGGCGTCTGGTTCCGCGTGGCGCTGGACAGGGCCAGCGAGCTGGCGCGGCAGGTATGGGAAGCCGCGCAGCGCGGGCTGGCGCGGGCGTCGTCGGGCGCCATCGGCCACCTAGTGCGCGTGGCTCCCGACGGGCGCATCATCACCTGGCCGGTGGGCGAGATGTCGCTGCTGGATGCCCGCCAGCACCGGCCCGCGAACCCGTACGCGGTGGCGCTGATCCATGCCAAGGCGGTGTTTGAGGCTGCCGGGCTGGGCGGTGTGGAGGCGTTCGGGACGGAGTGTCCGGGCATGAGCATTCTATCACAAGACAGGCTGCCCGCAGGCAGCCCCGACTTTTCAACGGAGAGAGAACCAGTGGATGAAATGACTGTTCGAACCATTCTGCGGCAGGAGATCAGCGCGGCGCTGGAGGACCTGTCCGCCGGCGATGGCCATCCGGCAGCCCAGGCCATGTTCCTGACGCACACCGCCCCGGCGACCATCCGCCAGCGGGGCGAGCCGCTGCTGACCGGCAACGGCACGCCGTTTGTCGATGCGATCAAGGCCATGCGCCAGGGCCGCTTCGACGTGGTGCGCTTCCAGCTCACGGGTAAGGCGCTGGCCGAAGGGACCGACTCGGCGGGCGGGTATCTGGTGCCGGTGGAGCACAGCGCCCGGCTGGTGGACATGCTGCGGGCCCGCGCCGCGGTGCGCGCTGCCGGGGCAACCGTTGTGCCGATGAGCTCTGACACGCTGCAGATCCCGGCCCAGGTGGGCGGCGCGACCGCCTACTGGGTGGCCGAGAACGCGCAGATCACCGCCAGCGACCAGACGTGGGGACAGGTGGAGCTGCATGCCCGCAAGCTGGCGGCGCTCACCAAGCTCTCGTCGGAGCTGTTCGAGGACTCGGACCCGGCGGTCGAGGCGCTGGTGATGGCCGACCTAGCGCGCGTGCTGGCGCTGGAGGAGGACATCAAGTATCTACGCGGCAGCGGCGCGGGCAACACCCCCACCGGGCTGGAGTACATCAGCGGCGTCAACGTGGACACCTCGACGCTGGGCGCCAACGGCGGCACGCCGTCCTTTGACGATCTGGCCGACCTGCTGTACCGCCTGGATGCGGACAACGTGCCCGCCGCGGGCCGCGCCTGGATCGCTCACCCGCGCACGCTCAACACGCTGCGCCAGATCAAGGACAGCAGCAGCAAGTACCTGTGGGCCGACCCGTCGGCGCCGGGCGATCCGCCCACGCTGTGGGGCTACCCGGTGTTCACCACCACGGCCATCCCGGTCAACGAGACGCGCGGCACCAGTTCTGACTGCTCGACGATCTACCTGGGATGCTGGCCGGAGATGGTCATCGGCCAGCGCAAGGCGCTGGAGCTGCGCGCCAGCGATGCGGCGGGCAACGCCTTTGAATACGACCAGGTGTTCATCCGGGCCATCATGCGCGTGGACTGCAACGTCCGCCATACCGGGTCGTTCGAGGTGCTGAAGGGCGTCCGGCCCTAAAAGAGGCATCTGCCCTGGAGACAGCAATACCCTTGACCGGACGGAAGCTCCGGGCGAGGGAGAGACCGGTCAGGGTATTGCTATCTCTACCATACCAGCAAAGCGCGCGTTTGTGCGTGAATGGCTGTGAAAAAGCATGCAATTTGCATGAAGAAAATCTCACAGTTGTGTAACGGGGAATCGAGGAGAGAAGAATGTCCAGTTATGCCACCCTTTCAGCCGTCAAGGCTTACCTGCGCGTGAGCGGCGCGGGGGATGACACGCTGCTCACCGACCTGGTGACGCGGGCCAGCCGCATGATCGACGATCACTGCGGGCGCTGGTTCATCACCCGGCAGGAGACACGCGCCTACGACGCCATCGGCTCGCACATCACCGGGCGGCTGCTCCTGCTCGACGCTGACCTGCTCAGCCTGACCTCGCTCACCAACGGGGACGGCGCGGCCATCAGCCCGCAGAACGTGATCCTGCGCCCGGTCAACTGGCCGCCGTACTTCGGCATCTCGCTGCGCCAGGAAAGCGGGCTGGCCTGGACATACAGCGGCGACCCGGTCGGCGCGATCAGCGTGGCCGGGACGTGGGGCTACAGCCAGAGCACGCCGGAGCCGGTCGTCCATGCCACAGTGCGGCTGGCGGCGTGGCTGTATCGCCAGCGCGACAACGGGTCAGCGCCGGAGGGGGCCAGCGCCCACCTGCCGCCCGATGTGCGCGACATGCTGATGCCCTATATCCGCCTGCAGGTCAGGGCTGTTGTTTGAGCAGCCCGCCGGAGACAAGGAGCGCGATATGAGCTGGAGGGATGCTTTCACCCACCTGGCGGCGATCGAAGTGACCGGGGTCGGGTCGTCCTATGACCTGGATCAGGTGCCCGACCTGCTGCCCGGCGCTGACCTGCCCGCGCTGGTGCCCCAGTTCCCGGCGGTGGCCGGGACGCTGGACGCGGGCGAGCGCGGTCTCTCGGCGCTGACCTATGACGGCAGCGCATGGACCGCTGCCCTGCACGTCGATCACATGCTGTTCTGGACGCCCGTCTGGGCGGATGCCGGGCTGATGGCCGTGCTGCCCGACCTGATCGACGCGGTAGACAACTACCTGGCGGCGGTCAGCGCCGATCCCACGCTGGGCGGGGCGCTGCATGCGCCGCTCGAAATTGTGCGGGTGCAGATCGGGTTGTTTGAGTATGGCGGGACAGGCTACTACGGGGCGCGGTTCCGCCACCGCTGGGCGCGGCGCGTGGGCTGACTCCGGGCAGCGTCCGGGGGTGCTGGCCTGCTGTCTGACCGGCAGCAGGCAGGGGGATGAGGGCCAATGGCGCGAGCGGTCTATACGCTGGAGCTGGAACTGAGCTACAACACATGGACGGACGTGACTGCCGACTGGGTCACTGCTGTGCCGCTGGTCATCGAGCGCGGCATGGAGCCAGGCGAGCGCGTGGCGCAGGTGGGCCGCATGGGATTCGCCC